TCTTACTTTTCCATCTATGCTGATTTCATATTGGTTATTTCCCGGTAAATTGATTAAATGCCAATAGTTTACAGGTTCATTAACTCTTACATCCATTTAACTCTTCCAATCTCTTCTGTAACTGCTCTCTTTCAAGCGTAATTGCTCTTACTTCTTCCCTCTGTTCATCTGTCATATAATCAGCACAGATTAGAAACATCTCCCTTCCGTCTATCTGTCTGATTCTGTATTCAATCTGTTCTTTTGTCATTTTGTTTATATCCATATCTATCTCCTCATTAACAATTTACGTTCAAGTGATTCCATATCATCTTTGCTATAATTTCGTTCAGTAAAGTTTGCTTTGCTCTGCTCCGGCTTCTTTTTGTCCGACTTATAAAAATTCATCCAACCTTTTGATGTTGCTTCTTTAACAATCTCTACAAGTTCATCATCACTACAGCCTTTATCTTTAAAAGTATTAAGCTGCTCAATGAGATTAACAATCTTGCTTCCCGGTACTGGTGCTGACCTTTCCCGCATGGCAAGATAAGCAGCAAATGCATCATTCACTTTTTTCGAATCGAAATACGTATTTACTTTACTTTTCTTTACTTTACTTTCCTTTACTTTACTTGTTGAATTTCTGCATACATTTTTCTCATTTCTGCATACATTTTTTTCAATTATGTTTACATTTCCCTTAAAATTGGCAACACTAACCAAGAGGTATTCATCTATGACTTCGATTTCTGTTCTTCTTTTAACAACATCAAAATACTGTCTCTGTATTCTTTCCGATGTTAAAATGGCATATTCATTGAACATACTCTCGTTAAAAATACCTATCTTAATGGCATGACTTACTACCTGGTTTATTAAACTTAAATCCACACCGCTGTTCCCACCGAACCATTGCGACAAAAACAGAAGTGGGCTTCTTTCTATCCATTCACAGTAATACCCCTTATCTGAATAAATTTTCTGCCAGAGTTTGACTATTACAGCAAATCCCTTTATGCCATAGGCTGCTTCAATTTCAGCCATGTTATCGTTAGTGTGGCAATCTAATAGGAAACTCTCTATTCCTACTTTTGCCATGTCATTTAATCGTCTCCTTGTCTTCCTGCTTCATACTCTCTGTATATCTGCATCCAATCATCAAATGTCATTGTGACAAGAATTTCAGCATTATTCTTCTTATGAAAAACTGCTGGCAATTCGTTTTTGTTTGCATCTGATTTTGCTTGAGCCATCCAGTCATACAGTTTCATCTTTTCACAATGTTTTGCTTCAATATGTATTCCCGGAAGTCCGACAACATCCGCATCTCCATTTGCTCCACAATACTGTTGCCCTCGTCTTGCTTTATATCCGTAATCTCTGATGTGTCCTGCAAGTTGTCTTTCAAAACGTGCTCCTTTTTGTTTTGAATTAACCACCTTGTCTCCTTTCTGCCTGCCACCTTATGTAGCAGGCTAATTACATAAACATAGTTAATTAATTTCGTGATATATATTTGTTATCAGATATGTATGTTGGCATATCAATTAATAGTTACCAATTCTTAAGCATCTGCCTTGTAGCCTTTAGGCTCCAACCAATACTTTTTAATCTTGCTGTTTCCTGTTTATCATAAGCTTCAACAAGATGTCTTTCTTCCGGAAGTGGTCTGAAATAACCTTTGCCATCCTGCATGTTAAGAATAACTGTATCTCTTCTTGCTTCTGATATCTTGTCTCTTATTTTTCTATCATTCAGACCTGTCATAATCCTTAACTGCGTTCTGGTTACTGCATTCTCCCTTCCAAATGGAATGTAATCCACTATATCCATTCTTATCACTCTCCTATAAATAATTTCTTCCGAATATCTGCATAAATTCTTCTCTGCTATGTTGCTTTTCAAATACTCTCTGTGCGTCCATTTTCAATCTCAAATCAAGTTGTCTGTTAAAATGAACTCCTGCATTAGATTGATTATGATGTGCTCCACATAACCACACTTTCATTCCATACTTTTCAGACAATTTTCTATTTGCTGAACCAAAAAATACATGATGGCTATGCAAATTAGTAGTTTGTCCACATACATAGCATTCTTTATTACTTTGAATTACTGTTTCCAATGTCCCACTCCTGCTTCATTCTCAAAAGTTCGTCAGGAGGTAAAGTTTCAATTCCCAATTCTTTTGCTTCTCTTACTACTCCGTCTATGAGTGTAGCCATTTCTTTACTGTCATATGTTGAAGAACCAAAGTAGCATTGAAGTTGTATTCCTGATGAACCATTAACGTTTATTTCGCCTAATTCTCTAACTGCCCGCCATTCTGTCTTAATCTTTTCAACTACTTCTTTTTTGACAATAATATGGGTAAATACTCCGTATCTAGATAGCATCTCTATATACACATCATCTTTGTCACTGTTTATAACGTCAGCAATCTTTGATAATAGAACCCACATATAAGCATTTGCATCTAGGCTTCTCTTTTTTCTGTACTTATTAACTTTAATTGACAATTTTTCGACATCTTTTATCTTTTCTATCTCACTATTAATATTTTCATTAATTGATAATGTGATATTTAACTTATTAGACTGCCAATCTCTGCTAATATTAGTTAACTTCCCTGTACATTCCATTTACTTCGCTTCCTTTGATTTTCCATAAGTAAATACTCTTTTCTTCTCTGAAACGTTAGCAATACATAGGAAAGAAATATTACCTGCATCGTCATATTCTATGTATTCAACCTTAAACTTGTCATAACATGTAAATTTTCCATTCCTATTAACTAATTTACATTTATCTGCTCCAATCCAGATGAATGGAGCTGTATACAATTCTCTACCAATTCCCCAATTAAAACATGCACGCTTAAAACTGTCAGATGCCAAGCCTTTTTCTTTTTCGGTATAACTTTCTGTTCCAGTATCTTCTTTTGATACCCATATCTGTTTTTCCGTATCATAAATTGATACAGTGCAGTTGGCATTATCTCTTGAATGGCTTCTCTGCCAATTCATCGGTCCTACTGTTTCATCAAGGATATTCATGTCACATCTTGCATCCTTGTATAATAAAAGGCTTAATCCTTTATCTGATATTGTTGATATTCTGCAGTCAACTTCATCCGCTCTTAATTTTCTAAATTTCATCATTTGGATTCTCCTTTTCTATAACTCTGCTTGCCCACATATCTGCAAAATGTATAATCATTTGAAGTGGTGTTTCTTTTCCTTGCAAAGCATACTTAAGATTTCCATACATTCCATTGTGATATAAAATCGCAAATTCCTCTTCCTCTGTTAGTTCAATGTATTTGCTGCATATCTTAATGCTTCTAATCTCATGGTCCACATAACTTAATTCACTATTTCTAACAAATGGTATCTTTTCGCTTCTTTTGCCATTCTTTAATGTGTTTTCTATGTAGTTCTTCTTTCCATAATCTCCAGCTTTACCCAAATCGTGCAATATTGCACATAGAGTAATACTGTCTGCCATTGCTTTATATTCTTCGCTACTTAACCATGACTTTGCTAATTTATGTGCATATTCATATACATTCAAGCTATGTTCTGCCAACATTCCATCTTTAGCTCCATGAAATTTAGTAGATGCAGGAGCATCAAAAAATCCTATTTCGTCCATCTGCTCTAGAAGCTTGTCTACTCCTTTTCTTTCTGTACTGAAAAGCAATTCTTTTATTTTTTCTTTTGCCATTATTCTTCTACCTCCTGAACTGCCTTCATGGAAAATGTAACTTCATCTTCACCCTTTACATTATTTGTTGCTAAAAGAGCAATAAATGAACCTGCTTCTTTTGCTGTATCAAATTTAAATAAAGCTTTATTGTATTCAACTTTTATTTCAACTATATATTTCATTATCTTTTCCTCCCAACCGTCATATGTATCTCACAATCAATATGCACAAGTGCAATTAACATCAACATACCTGTAAAAACTGCTGCTATTGTTTCTATTCCATTCATGTGACCCACTATTATTCCAATAAGAACTGCAATCACAACATCCTTAACCAAATGTAGGTCCCATGCAATATCTTCTAATTTGGACTTTTTAGCCTTTTGACTATTTTCGTTAATTGGTATAAAATGAAACTGTAATATTATTTTGCGAATGCTTGTCGGAACTTCCACTTCCGCAGGCATTCTTTTTTCTTGTACGTCTATCAATTTTTTATAATCTCCTTTTCATAACCTAACTGGTCAGCCGTCTGCTGGTTCAGCTTCTCAGTCATTTTCTTTTTCTCCTGTTCTGTCAAATTATCCCATTCATATTGATTTCCCTGATAATTAACAAAAATTAATACATTCATCTTTGCATCACTCCTATCTGTTATGTTTTATCCTATGCTTCACTATGGTTGTCTGTTGCCTTTTGCTTATTCCCCTTTTATACTTTCATTACAGGTGTTGCAGCACCGAGTAATTGAGAAAGGAGACTTTAAACTATGACAAAAATATATGCTTGTCTTGCTGGTGATTGGGTCTGCTTAAACGATGACCCTAAATGCACAATCAGTGAATGGCACAAATCCCCATTCTGTTGGTGGGAAGAAGGAGCTCCATTATATGCTCCTAATGTGCGAGATACAGAATTACAAAATTCATTCTATGGTCTTGATTATGTGCATATTTACTATCAGGGCAAAGATTGGCGAATCAATCCAATGTTTGTCCAAATTGTTCAAGAATAATATTTGATACAATTTCTGTATTGGCGAGTTTGATTCTTTTTTCAAATTCGCCTTTCTTCTGTTCAAATACTCTATCTACTGCTGTTTTTAGCATCTTCCAATCCTCATACGTAATATTCTTTAAAACCTCAATATATATTGCTTTCACCTTTACCTCCTATAATTTCCACAGTGCCTGCACAATCAATGCATTGACCGTTAACCCTTTCTTCTTTGCCAGCTCCTTTAACTTCCTGTGTAACTCCACTGGTATTCTTATTGTCGTCTGTATCATTTTGTTCTCCTTTCGTTTTGATATTAAAATGATACGACTTAATTCGAGGTTTGTCAACCTTTTTCGACCTTTAAATTAAATAATTTGCTTATCTTCGATTTTGTCACTCTTTATTGCATATTTACGATTTTATCGTAATCTAAAGGTAAAAAAATAATTTGACTATAACTAACCTCATATAAAGCTTCAATTTTTCTCAACATAGGAATATCCGGATACGATTTACCTCTTTCATAATTACCCAGCGTATCAACGGATATTCCTAGCTTCATTGCAGCTTCTGCTTGTGTCATTCTACGTAGTTCTCTAATATTTTTTAAAGAATAACTTCCATTTATCGTTCCCAATTTATTCTCACTCCTTCCTTTACAAATATTTATGTTCCTGCTATAATTTATATATCACTTGGGCGACTTAGCAGGAATGTTAAGAGTGTCGCCCTTGTGGTGTGATTGTTAGTTTGTAAATTTAAGTTATTTCTTTAGGAGCGATTTGATTAATTCAATCGCTTTTTCTTTTTCCTCATTTTCGAGGATATGTAACAGCATTTCTAAATAGGTATTGAATTGTTTATCTGTCATTTCTGTTTTTTCCATTTCTTACTCCTTCCTGCTATCTCCTTGCTACTCTTACACTTTACTACGGTTTTGTCGTAATGTCAACGTTTTTTTCGTAATATTTTCGTTTTATGTTGATTTTTTTACGTTTTTTTCATATAATTATTTTACAAGGAGGTGGCTAATTATGAGCAATCTTGGAAATAAAAAAGTAATGGCAAAAAACATTCAATATTATATGAATTTGCATCATAAATCTAGAACTGAGATGTGTGAAGCTCTCGGTGTTAAATACACTACATTTACTGATTGGGTTAAAGGTAATGTATATCCTCGTATAGATAAAATTGAATTAATGGCAAACTATTTTGGAATAGAAAAATCCGACTTGATTGAAGACAACACCTCTTCAAAGAAATCTACCGGCATTCGCATTCCGGTACTTGGTCGTGTTGCTGCCGGTATTCCAATAGAAGCTATAGAAGATATTATTGACACAGAGGAAATAACAGAAGAACTTGCATCAAGCGGTACATTCTTCGGTCTAAAGCTAAAAGGTAATTCTATGGAGCCTAGAATGTGTGAAAACGATGTTGTTATCGTTCGTCAGCAATCCGATGCAGAAGATGGTGATATAGTTATCGCAACTGTTAACGGTGATGAAGCTACATGCAAGCGATTAAAAAAATATAACGATGGTATTGTTCTTATATCCAACAACCCAAATTACGACCCTATGTATTTTTCAAATAAGGAAATTCAGGAAAAGCCTGTTAAAATCATAGGCAAAGTTGTAGAGCTACGTGGAAAGTTTTAATTGCACTTTGAAAATATAATATACTTACCCGGAGAACTGAAGGGGCGGTTGGCTGGCTTCTGGATTTTACGAAAGGAGCTGATGCCAATGGTTACATATTCTGATTTATTCACGTTTGTAATTATGCTTTGCACTGTTATAACTCTTGTATTAGCTATCATTAATGCAAAAAAGTAACGTCCTCTCTCTGGTAAAGGTAGACGTTACTTTTTAACTTACTATCACAACCAGAAGCTAGGCTCAATCTAGCTTTCGGTTCTCTTGTTAAGTATATTATATCAAATCAGAGGTTTTAGTCAATCCCCTCGAATTCGAGGGGGTTAAATAGACAGACACATTTAATAAAAAGTTTCAAAAAAACTTTATTTATGAAATTGAAAAAATACATGTTCCCGACATTAATGTCGGAAACATCAGCAAACATACACCTCAATTAGCAATTTTTGTCAATATACTAAAAAAGAGCCAGCCACTAAGGACCAGCTCCACAGAATGATTAAATCATCCCTAGGCAAGTTGTATTTTATCATTCTTTGGAGCACCCGGTCAATCAGAACTGTTGTTCTTCGGTTGGGTGTTATTTTTATACTCATTTTTCATAAAATAAACAAAGGAGTGATAGAAATGAAAACAGGTGCATTATACGTCAGAGTATCAACAGATGATCAGGTAGAGTATTCTCCTGATGCACAGATACGTCTTGGTCTTGAATACGCAAAGAAAAACAACATAATAATTCCAAAACAGTTTATTTTTCAGGATGATGGCATTTCAGGCAGAAAAGCAACTAACAGACCTGCTTTTCAGGAACTCATAGCAATGGCAAAAAGCGATGAACATCCAATAGATGTAATTCTTGTGTGGAAATTCAGCCGTTTTGCGCGTAATCAGGAAGAAGCTATAGTTTATAAGAATCTACTCAAAAAAGCTGACGTTGACGTTGTTTCGGTATCAGAACCTATCCCTGATGGATTTATCGGCGAATTAGTACAGCGTATATTTGAATGGATGGACGAATACTATTCTATCAACCTTTCAGGTGAGGTAATGCGTGGAATGACTGAAAGAGCATCCAGAGGTGGTTATAACGCTGCTCCACCACTCGGATATAAAATGCAGGATGGAATACCTGTAATTGTACCTGATCAAGCAGAGATAGTAAAAAAGATATTTACATGGTATGTAGATGATAAGATGTCATTTTTTGATATTGCCGTCAAATTAAATACTCTTGGATATAGAACTAAAAGAAACGGAAAGTTCCAGAACAGAACAGTAGCTTACATTATTAGAAATGAATTTTACAATGGTAAAATAATATGGAACAGATTAGAACACGCTACACGAAACGTCAAAGATAAATCTGAATGGATTGTTACTGATGGTGGACATGATACATTTATATCTAATGAATTGTTTACTGCAGCACAGGATAGAGATAAAGCAACAAAAAGACCCGGTAAAAAAGTAAGACCGGCATCAACATACAAACATTGGTTATCAGGACTTCTTGTGTGTTCTGCTTGCGGTGGTCGAATTGTAAGAGCTGGCAAAAGCAAATCAGGCAATACATATTTTCAATGTACAGCATACAATCACGCTTCCTGCAACGAATCGCACCTTACAAATGAAAATGCTCTTAAACCTGCCATTTTGGAAGCCTTGCAGAAGGTTCTTGATAGTGGCACTGTAGAATATGTTGTACATTCTACAAATCAGGAAGAAAAATCAGAAAGTGAATTAATTGAAAATAAATTAAACAGAATAGGCATGAAGGAAGAACGTATTAAAGAAGCATATAGAGATGGAATTGATACACTTGAAGAATATAAGGCCAACAAAGAAATATTACAAAGGGAACGTGAACAATTAACCGCCATGCTGGAGCAGTACTCAAAGAAGCCTGAAGATGAAAATGAAAGCATTCTTTTGAACAAAATACGCTCCGCATACGATATTATTAAATCAGACAATTCAACTGACAGACAAAAGCATGACGCTTTGACCAGTGTTGTTGATAAAATTGTATATGATAAAAAAGGTGGGGCATTGTTGATGTATTTTTATATTAACGACTAACACCAAATTGCCCGCAATCCCTTTATTTATCGGTGTTTCAGGGCATCGTTATACGTTATAGCAGTATGGCGGAGGGTATTGCAATAACGTATGATGATTTATATATAGAAGAAAGTGATGATTTTTTATAGAAATTTAGGGAAATAATCTTAGATTTTAAAAGGCTTATAAAAAAATTCGGGAGCACCTTAATGATGCTCCTTTTACTTACTACTATTCGTAACAGCATTCGTAGTTTCTTCACTATAATGCTCAAAGGTTATCATATTTTCATTCTTAAAGAAATCAAATTGACAAGCTATTATACTTAATATAAATAATACAAGTATCACTACATTAACCGATATAAGCCATGACCATCTTCTTGCTGTTCTTCCTGTAATTGTTTTTATAAAATCCATTAACAACCATATTATATTTATAAAAACGAATCCAACTATTAAAGCTATAATTGTTACTCTATAGATAGATGCTTTATGTATATTTTCTATTACAGAACTCGAAAATGTCATTCCTCCTGTAAACGCTAAAACTATCGAAGCAAAGATTCCCAGAATAGATATATACTCTTTTTGCATATCCTTTTGATTCTTTTTTATATCATTGGACATGATTCTTATATGATTAATTGTTTTTTTCTGCGACTTTCTTACCCATTCTTCTGATGCTTTAACCTTCTTTTCTAACTCTTTCGAAAACAATTTTGTTTTAACTAACTCTGACATTGTCTCATTCGACATAGTCTTTGTGTAATTAATTCTTGCAATATCCAGATTTGTATGATCATATAATTTTATAATCTCTTTTCTGATATCAATCTTATTTCCATTATTATCAACATTTTCAATTGTGTATCCATCTTTTATTGTTTGCATATTTTGTGCTAAAATTTCCAAACTTCCAATTTCAGAATCTCCATCAATTAAAGTTAACGTTGAAAAAATATCCGAATAATAATGTCGAAAATTTTCATCATCGCATTTATAATATATATCCTCTAATTTTAGGAAAAAATCTTTCCTACTTTTTGCATCTTTTAATATGTCTTGCGATTTAGATAACTCTTTCAAAACATCATTTAGAGAATCTCTCCTCTCCTGTTCATCTAATACCCTCATTCACCTATCCTTTATTTTTTATTAACTCTTTTGGAATAACTTGATGGTCTCCCAAGCCATTCCTATATATTATATCCCATGCTTTTCCTACACTATGCGTATCACTAACCATATCCCACGGATTTAATTGACGCTTTCTTTCAATAATGGGAACAATTAATTTTACATAATCCTGCTCTATTTTTACATTATATTGCATTCTAATAGGCATAGCACCAAAACCGCAATACTGTCTATAAACCGCTGGAGCAACCGGTCCAAATTGCCATGCTTCCATGTCATCCGAGAATCCCGCTAACCCCTGTTGTAATAATTCCCTCTGAATATAATAAAGGATTTTCTGTAATTGTAAATTTGAGATAGGATGTTTATCTTTAGTGCATTTAGTAATAACATATTTGGCTATATCTAATGCTCCATACATATGTGTTACCCCTTCCTTATATAAATAAAAGACCACAACTGTAGTCCGCCTATTTAGTATCAATATATTCATTTTTACTATATTTATTTACAAATATGATAACACACAAAATTTTTTTAGACAATATATGTAGGCTTATATTTTTTGATATACGAGTAATGATTCTCACCTGCTTATAAAGTTCTTGGAAAAATAAAGGGAGTACCGAAGTACTCCCCATTAGTCAGTTCCTGTTCACTTATTCGCCAATTGTCTTTTTAAATTTCTTCCATACTTTTTCGTTCATCATCGGAGCCGGGCAATGTTTTCCGTTAACGTCAAAATGACGTATAACTGTATTTGCATTAGGGCAGTATTTGCGAATGTATTTGATTAATCGCTTAACTGCTGCTGCCTGTTCTTTCGTATAAGGTTCTGCTTCTGTACATCCACATAATTCAATTGAGACTGAATTGTAATTTGTACATTTGCTGTAATACTTTCCACCGCCTGTAGCTTTACAATCATTGTATTTTCCACCTCCGACTGCCCATGCTGTTCTGTTCATTGGAATACTTCTGGCTGTGTTTCCTAACTTATCTACGAAGAAGTGTGCTCCGGCAAGTCTTGTGTTTCCTGTAGCGTAATAATCAGCATTGTTTTTTGCCGTATCGTTGCTGTTGCCTGTATAGTGAATTGGAATATAGAATACATCTTTTCTGCTTCTCTTTTTAGAATTGTAACTAATTGACTTAGCTAATCTCTTGTACATATTCATCTATTATTCCTCACTTTCCACTTCCGGCAATCCTGCAACACTTGTTAACATACTAACCACTCCTGCTGTTGCAGAAATTCCAATTATTGAAACCCAATCAAGCTCTGTGATTAAATTTCCAACAGTAATTAATGATACTGCTGTCTGTGCCATTGTTTTTACAGCTCTGACACCTGCTGCCTTAATCCATTTCTTTGTCTTGTCACTCATTCGTTTACTCCTTTCCCTGCTTCATTGGCAGTTCCTTTACTCTCTTATAAATCTCTGTTCCTGTTCCATTTCCACCCAGTGCATGATATGCATTATATAAATGTTCAAAATCATCCAAAGCTTCAACTGATATATGCTCCTGAGCTATGTACTGTTTTCCCAGCGTGTATATCTTGTTATGCAGAATTGCAATAACTCCGTCCTTAATTAATTTATATGATGAATTTTTTATTTTGACATAATTAACTGCACTAACAAAAATTGCACCAATTAATGAAGGAATTCCACACAAGGATAAAATCTGATAAAGTGTCATATATATCTCCTTTTTTATTCCTCTGTTGTTTCTTCTGATTTGTTATAAAGTTTATATTCAATATACAAGTTGTAGTCAGCGCCATATCTATACACTGGATAGCAATTCATTTCTTTTTCTAATGAAATATCATATTCTTTGTTTGTGGTTACTGATATACCATAGTTGCCATTTTTTTTGTCAGTCTTAATTCTAAAAAGATATTGTCCTTGATTTGAAAGTAACGTTTGCTTATCATTTGATTTTCCTTCTAAATACATTTTTCCAAATTTTATATATTTAAAATTAGTTACATTAATTGAAACTTCTTCTATATTACGAAGGAATAATATTCCCTCGTGTTCTATTCCAAGAGTTCTACACATATCAGAATATTTTACAGTCATATTTTCAATTTGATTTGTAGCTGTGTTATTAATGGCATCAATCTGACTTATAGCCGTGTTATTAATGGCACCAATCTGACTTGTAGCTGTGTTATTAATGGCACCAATCTGTATAGATGTTTTATTCTCAATCATTCCTATCTGATGTGCAGCTGCGGTATCTATATTATACAACTGTTGACTTGTTACATTTGTAATGTTACTAATCTGACTTGATGCTACTGTATTAATACCTTTTATCTGCGATTCTCCTGCAGCTGTCGCTGACTTATTAATTGCATCTATCTGCGCAGATGCTGTGTTATTAATATCTCCAATCTTTGCATTCGTGACATTAGCTATGTCACCCATTTTCGCTATTACAAGAGAATCTATGTCTTTGTTCTTTGCTTCAACAAGTGCATTTATATCTCCTATTTTTGCAGTTGTGATATTGCCTAAGTCTTTAATCTTACCGTTTGTCACCTCTGTTATTTGTGTTGTTGCCTGTTCTGTCCTGGTGTCTATCTGCTTTAGACATTCTTCGTTTACCTTTACTTTGTCATTTGCTTCTGCTACAAGTTTTTCTGCGTTTTCAAGCTTTTCTTCAACATATTTTCTAAACGGCTTTTCCTGTTCAGGTTCAATGTAATCTGCCGGCTTTGTTCTTGCCTTAACAGGAATAATAACAGTCTTGATTGTTGTTTCACTATCTGAGTTAATTATTTTCAAATATGCCAAGATTTTCTTATTTTCCTGCAATAAAATATCAGGTATTTCTACCTGACTATCGTTTATTGCTTTATTTATTGTTAATTCGCTATTATTGTTTGAAAACTGTACCTCTGTTCCATCTTCTACTTTGTCTATTATCTTAAGAATCTGCCCCTTGTCATATTGATACAGCTGTTCAATCTGCGTCAGGGTTGAGTTTCCAAATTCTACCTCATGTATGTTATTGCACATATCTGTCTCCTTTCTATACGTCATAGCCGGATATAAACTTTCTGTTAACAAAAAGAATGTTGGCTCTTCTTCCTCCACCACTACCTGCTACATAGTTACCTGATGTTGCCGGATTTGTCTTTAAATTTCTTGTGAGTAACAGATTAAATCCACCTTGTCGAACTATCTCGAAAGCTGTATCTGGGTAAGCTGTCCAATCAGCGTTAATTGCAGCTATTGGAATATAACCATCTGGTGCATTGATAGTTGCCGGGCTTTCAGTCACAACCGCTGATACACAGCAGAACATCTTTCCAAATATATCCGATACATTTTCAATCTGTGCAGTGCCGTGTACAATTAAGTCACCACCAACACCTAAATTCTCTCCTACATTTGCATAACTCTTAGTCTCTAAAGAACCGTCTATAACTGCATAACTCCCAATATTCAAAAAACCGTCTATAACTGCATATCCTTTAGCAAACAGATTACCATCTCCATTCACTTCAAACATGTGATCATATGTACTGCCACTTATAAGTTTCTGTATACAAAATCCTGCCCATTTTTCTCCTGGAGTAGGTGGTTGCATGTATACACCATAAGTTCCCACATCTGACGTTACTTCCTGTGAAAAAGTTGAATCGCTAATATTCCAACCGCCTACTTTTCCGCGATTAGCCATTAATCCATCGTTTGACATCATTCCAACTAAATTACCTGATGCATCTGTAACCTTCAGTACACCATTGCCGTTCTTTTCTCCACCAAGATTAAGAGTACCACCCTTTGCCCAATCGAAACTGATACCTATAGTTGATAGTACTTTTGTAATTACATTGCCATCACTTCCAAGCCCTGCATTAAATGTCTTTCCACCATCAGTCGAAACTGCTATTGCATTGGCTGTCAGTTTCCAGATTGTTGTTGATTCTTTCAATGTTTTTTTATCGTGCAGATAGAAAATAGTTGAACCATCCTTCTGTTTTTCCTCTGTCTTATATATACCAAACGAACCCATCATCAAATCCGTCAATCTCTGCATTTCGTTATTGTAATCATTAATCAAATGTTGATTATTCTGATTTGCCTTTGATACTATCTTGTCAGATATTGAAAAACGCTGGTATTGATTTTCTGTTTCAGTTTCAGCGCCTAAAGATAGCTCCTGATTACCACAAAGTGTAAAAGTACAGTTTGTGACAAAACTTTCAAATGACCTTCCTTTTCTGTCAGTTACTTTAATGCTGTCTCCTGCTTCTATTGTAGGATCAGATAAACACGATAAACTGTAAACCCTTATTGTTGTTCCTACCACGGAACTTTTTAGTATATTCATTACTTTATTTGCCATGTCCTCTGTCTGAATCAAAGGATTATCTTCCATAGTTAGAACATATCCTTCTGTTCCAACAAATGCCGTCTTGTTTTCTTCCGTCGGTTCAGATTCTCCTTCCTTAACGGTTGTAACTGTATATCCAAATCTTGCTCCTGTTATTGTCATTGATAAACGATTCTTTGTAAGAGTTGACTGTTCAGTTATCTCATAAGGTGAATCAGATTTTTTATACCATGTAAATTTTAATTTCTGATTATCTGCTGCTATGTATGCATATTTGCCTAAAATCTTTCCACAGTAACTTACAACGTCTCTATATGTAAGTGAATCTGTAGCCGGCTTTGAATTAACTATATAATCCGCTCCGGTTCCTAAATTTGCATCTAGCGTTAAGCCACAATGTTCGCACGCATCCTGAAGTATCTCGCGAATACTTGCAGGATATGCCAATGTACTTTCTGCATATGGTAAATCAAGAAATAATATCTTATCATAAGCCTCAATAACTATTGTGTCTCCTGAATCCTGGGCGCTGTTAATGTAAAATATTCCCTTTGTTACATATTCAAAGCTGTCTTCTACTAAAAGACCTATCTTTGTTGATATTCTTGCATCTGTCAGGTCCACATCTTCAAATCTTTCATCTGTATTATCAATTGTTAATGATAATTTAGCCGCCACAACACTTCCTACATCAAATGTACTGTCAGATGATGTCGCCGAATTAATTGAATAAGCTAAAACATCTGACATAGTTAATGGTATTTGTGAATCATCTTTAAGAATTATTGTATCTTCTAGCGAGAATATTCTCTCTTCTTTTATACATTCTTTATATTTTTCTGTTACATTAATCATTTAATTTCCTCTTTTATCGTTCTAATAAATTTATTATAGCGTTGCACCGGTGCAACTTTTACTGTTCTATTAAATCTACTCCGACACCAACATAACATGGTAATCCATTTACAGCACTGTACACCGGATATGTTGGTGTTCCTGCGTACATTTTGTAGTTTTTCTCCATGTATGTAACAGAAAAGAACGCATCTCCAATAGCTGTATTTAACGCGTCTCTTTCAGCTGCTGTCAATATCGGATATTTAACACTAAGTTTTAATTTTGTGGCTATAATATCCCCGGTCATTTTTCCATTTAATAACCTACCGGTGTTCTCACTCCATATTTTCTCATAGCTTTCCTCAATTCCATTAAGAGCTGGTTCCTTATCAAATTTCTTATTACCTGTATTAATTATTAGCGTTGCTTCCATATCATTTACCTTTCTAAAAAAAGCATATGCCCCATTCTAAATAAGAATAGGGTTTATGCCTACTTTTCTGGTTCTACTATTTACATCTTTTACGACATAATCTGTAATTTGTTTTCCACCTATATATACATATATTGGTGTACTGTTATTATTTTGTCCATTGCCGTTACCCATTGCAGCCTTTACTGCCGAGTACACACCTGTACTTATACCTTCAACAATCTGTTGATTATTTGCTACAGCAGTTTTACCATTGCTAAATGTACCAATCATTTCGTTGTGGTTAGCATAGAAAAGTCCATCTTCGCCATCCGGAAATCCACCATCCTTAAACGTCTTAATGTGATCAACATTAAAACCAAATGTTTGACCGCCAAATGTTTGACCAGCTATGGAAAATGAAGGTATTTGAATTGAAACTTTATTTAAGTTATCAATTATATACTTATTAATCCATCCGATAACTGTATTAATAGCTTCTTTGAAGCCCTTTTTTAATTCTTCAATCTTATTTTTAGCCTTAATAGTAAATTCAACTTCTTTATCTTTCCATTCATCTGCCCTATCTTTCCACCAACTTTTTACATTTTTAACAGTTGTCTTAACTTCTGCTTTTAATTCTACTGTTTTTTCTTTCCATTCTTTGGTTTTTTCTTTCCATTTCTGTTTAATTTCACTTGCCTTTTGTTTTGCCTCAACCTTTAATTTTGCTACTTTTTCCTTCCAGTCTGATGTTACCTCTTTCCATTTCTGTTTAATTTTTTCCTTTGTTTCGTTTATTTTAGTCTTAAGTTCAGCTACTGCTTCAAGTGTTTTGTCCTTAAGTTTATCCCAATCATCCTTTAACTTATTCGCTAAATCTTTTGCCTTAGTTGCAAGTGTTGCTGTTACGTTCATAATTGGAGTATTTAATAATTTGATTTCTTCTACCAAACAGTCCCAAACATCTTTGGCTACTTTTCCCCAATCCGCATTTTTTATTGCATCTACTATTCCGTCAAAAATACCTTTTGCAAAATCACAGCATCCTTGAGTAAATGATTGAAGAGCCTTTAATGCTTCGAAAATCATTCCCAGCCAGTCTACGCTTGTTATAAAACTTACAACATCTTTACCGATTGCTTCCCAGTCAACTTCAGCAAAAAATGAAGAAATACTTTCACAAATTCCTTTTACTCCATCGCCTAATGTTTTCCCGGCTTTTTTAAAGTCGATTTTATCAAAGCAATCATTTACTGCCGTTGCAAGGTCACTTCCGACACCATTCCAATCAAAAGTTTCAACAAATCCAAAAGCTGTATCTATTACTGCTTCAATACTATTTCCTAAAGTCGAGCCGACTAATGACCAATCTATTGTTGAAAAAGTACTATTAAGAGTTGTTGCTATGCTGGTTCCCAGTTTTTCCCAATCAAACTTTGTTATAAAAGTATTGAAGAATCCTAAAACTGTATTTATCCCATTTCCAATTGTAGACCCAACAAGAGACCAGTCTATTGCTTCCATTGCTCCATTTAAAAAATCCGCTATGTTACTTGCTATACCGTTAACCTTTTTCTGTATTTTCGGCCAATCAATCGAACTTAAAGCACTATTAATTTTTTCGCCTAACGCCTTACCTACACTAGACCAATCACCATTTTTAATATCATCAGCTAAACTGCTTGCCACATTAACTTTTTCTGTTTTCCATGACCCTGCATCATCAGCACCGCCGCCTGTACCTGTACCTGCACCTGATGAATTATTATCCTGACTGTCTAGTTTGGTAATTTCATCAAATCCTGCCAATGACTTTTTATACTTTTCATTGGCTTCTGTTGCAGCATTGGTTGAATTTGCGCTGTCATTCATTGAAGAGGCAAAATCCTTGCTTTGATATACAGCTTTTGTATATGTTTTTTGTCCTGTTAGTGCTGCAAATAATTCACCTAATTTATTTATTGCATTAGCTATTGTATTTACTATATTAGCTATCATTGGAGCAACCGCTGTTGCTAAAGGCTGAAATGCAGCTACAATTGAATTTTTCAGATATGCAAAACTACTGTATAGTTTGCTCATGGATTTATTAAATGAATCGGATTGTCCGGCTAATCGCTTAAATCCATCTGTTAAAATCTGCATTAACTGCATAATTAACATAGACATAACTATACTGTTAATCATTCTTAAATTTTGGGATATACCTTTACTGAAATTTGCAATTTTATTTTTAGCTCCTGTAGCAGCTCTTCCTAAAAGCGAAAACTTGGCAATCGCTCCACCCACTTTGCTTCCGACATTTGCAATTCCTGAACCAAATTTCTTAATTGCCGATACTCCATTTTGAAATTTATGAATCATACTTGAAGCGGCATTTCCAACATTTTTTAATTTACTCGTAACATTAGCCATAAATGAACCTTTAGTAACTGAAGACAATGAACCTAAAGACTGTCTTAACTGCATAATTCTATTCTTTGAACTAGCCATTGTCTGCTTTGATTGTTCCATTTTAGCATTTGCCTGCTGTTGTCTCATGCCTAAATTATTCATACTGTTGCTTGCCTGCTGATAGCTTAATTTAAGACCTGACAATTTAGCTTCCTGCTGCGTAATCTGTGTATTCAGTTTTTGTAATCCCTGTTCATTTCCAAGTTTTAGGAACTCTCCGTCTACATCTGAAACTTCTGATTTCAATTTGCTCAGTTTATTATATGCCTGCTCGCTTTCAGCATCGACCTTGTTTAAAGCCTGTGTCATTTGTTCATAATTCATAAACTCACCGTCTACTTCTCCAATTTGATAATTAGAGTTTTTCAACTGTTTCATGGCATTTTCAAGTTTTAAAGCCTTGTCCTTGTTAGTATCTAATGTTTGCTGTAAACGTTGCATTTCTTCCGAAATACTACCATTAATATTCATATTAGATAAAACGTTAGACATTTTAGAATAAGCATTTCTCATTTCATTCAATTTAGTTTCCTGCTGCGTAATAGCCGTTTCATATTTCTTTGCCTTGCTTTCAGCAATATTGTACTTGTTTCCCAAATCACTTACACTTTGTGCATAACGTTTTGTTGATTCAACAGCACTTTGATATTTCTTCTTTTCACTTTCCAATGCTTTTCCTATTCTTTGTGCATTTTTATCTGCTGACTTTCCGGCTCTTGATATATCTCCATCTATATCATTTAATGCATCTGATACTTTTTTTACTGAATTTTTAGCATTATCCATACTTTTCTTGAAATTATCAATTTCAGCACTAAATCTTACCTTAATCTCTTCAACTGTCATCCTATTTTCACCACCTTTCCCTACTAATTATTAAATTCATTACTTATTTATTTTCGTATTGTTTACATATCTATACATAATGTTCTTGTATTTATTTATTTTTGCCTGTTTTGTTGCTTCCTTTTTTTCCTCTTCACTCCAAAACGGAAATACTTCCGTAATATTTGTTTCTTCTTTTTTAAAAATCCATTGAGACATTAAATCAGCTTCTCTAAAAGCTATTATTGCCTGGTCCTGATTTTCTCTTTTCCTACGTTCATTGTAAATTTTAATAAATTCAATAGCCTCGCCCCACGTAAAATCTAATGCTTCATAAAATCCTGCACCTGCTACTCTTGTTTCAAAAATTATCTTTTCAACTGTTAATTCCTGCTTTTTACTCTCTGGGTGTTTCTATAATTTCTTTAACTTTTTCATTATTGTCTCCCATTACTTTGTCAATTTCATCAAATACATTGTCATATGTATCTTTTACACTCTTAAGCAATGAATTTGCCTGATCCTTTTTTATAATTCCGGATGCTACAGCAATATCGGTTAATACTTTAGCAAATCCATCCATTCCACAAGTTCCATTATCGACTAATAAATCATATAATTCTTCTCCATCTGTAATAACATTGTCGTTATCTTTATAGTTTAATGCAGTATCAAATACCGCTACTGTTTTTTCAATTTCATTTATTCCACCCATTAAAGTGGAAAGTGTGTCTTCCTCAAATTTTTCTTTTAAACTTCTCTGTCCACCACAAGTTAATCTTAAATGTACTTTTACCATTTCTTCATTGTTTTTTAATCTTAATTCTAATGTTTTCATAATATTACTCCTTATTATTACTCTTAAAAAAAGTGAGGGCATAAACCCTCACTATATTATGCTGCCGGGTCTGTAATCTCCCAATCGCTCTGTAATGATACTGATAATTTTGCACTGATTAATTCGTCAACTTTAGCACCATTAATCATGGTTGATACATATCCGGTTGTTTTAAATGTTGTTCCATCCGGGAACGCTACTTCAACAGGGACTATTTTTCCTGCCTTTTCAAGTGTTTTTAATTTTCTGAAATCACTTGTTGTACTTGAATTATCATATAAATATGAACATTCCCATGCCTTAATATCCTTTACACCCTGTACAGTAATTTTTATTTTGTCTTTTAGTGTAGTTGCATCAAGTTCTGATGGTGAACCTCCAATATCGCCTATATCTGTTACATAATTAAGTGCAACACTATTAACCTTTACTGAAATTCCAATACTTGCCAAACCCTGTTTTGTATTTTCAACTGCCATTACTGCTACCTCACTTTCTTCATTACTTTGTGTTTCAGTTGTCTTGCTTGTACTTGCCATTTTCAACCTCACTTTCTTATAACTAAATAGTGGTTATTACCTCTATGCAATAACCACTCTCTAATCAATTAACCTGTTTGTTCTAACATCAACATATCTGCTATATCTTAATGTTTTTCTATATAATCCTGAAGCATCTACGCTATCACTATCAGGTGTTACATAATCTCGTTTAAATCCTAACGTTATCATCTTTTCATCAGCTAACATTGCCAAATCTATAACACTTTCAAATGAATCCGCCCACACATCAATCTGATACGATAACAAATCACGTATCTTTATGTTGGTATTACTATTATTAATTTCAAAAAACGTTATCAAAGGCACTGTATCAATCTTTTTAGGGAAATTCATAGATACCTTCAACCCATCTGTATCAATTTCTTTTAGTAAATCTAAAATCTGTACTCTTGCATCTACCATATTATCTAAGCTCCATTACTGCTGCTGTTTTTAACTTCTCTTTGATGTTATCTTCATTATTTTTCATAGCCGGATATAAAAAAGGTTGTGGCTTTTGACCATTTGTGTAATGCCAATTTCCTTCCTCATCTTTATATCTCCACGGTGTTTGTCTATAATGCAAATTTATCCCTTCACGCGTTAACCCTGCAGATTGCCCTACTGTACCGGTTCCAAACTCAACATATGCGGCATATTCAATATTTGAAAAGACTTCTCCTACTATTGTGTTTCCATCCTGTACCACTCTTGAAAAAATATTTTCTCTTAAATGTCCTGTATCAACCGGTGCTAAGTCTTTTACATCATCTGCTATTTCTTGCGCTATTTGCTTAACGGTTTTCATTACATTATTTTCAAGGTTTTCCGAATTAACAGACATTTTGTCTATGAAATCATCAAATCCTTTAGAATCTACTTTAAAATCCATTTTATCTCACCCTTTCAGCTAAGAGTAATCTGTAACTTGGATAAGGTTTTACAGCTATTATGTTGTATAAAATTCCGGATATTGAAACTCTGTCCTTTTCTTTTATTTCATCATCAGAAAATAAACATGCCTGCATCATCTCATTTATACGCTCGCCATATTCTGCAATTTCTACCTGACTTGATATAGGTAACCATATTAGTTCCAGGTTGTACGCTGATTCTTCAGGATAATTATATTCTGTATTACCGTATCTATCAGTTTTAAACTCATATGGATATACCGGTGTAGATTTAATTTTTTCCATTACCTTTCTTTTTGAAAAACCAAATCTTCCACTATTTATTATCATTTCGTCTTGCATATACTCTCCTATATCTTGCCAGTTTACTTAATAGCTGCTCTTCTTTTGTATCATAATCATTACTTGACATATATGTCACGCTTTGGCTTACAACACCTTCTGAATAGCTTTCTGATTTTACGTTTTTTGCCATATCTCTATTGTAATACGTCTGTGCTAAGTTTATCTGAGTGGAAACAAAACGACTATCAAGTTCCTTATCATAATCCAAATTAAGATAAAGTTTAATAGCCGTTGCCGCTTCATCTAGATATTCTGTCAATGTAACCTCCATATTAGCATCAACAGTTTCTAAACTTAGTCTTATTTTTAATCGGTCTAATGTTTCCATCTTTACACTCCTCTCCACTATTTAACAGTTTCTTTTTTTCTCTGTTGTGGTTTCTTTTGCTCTGTAAGTTCAGATACTTCGTAATTTAAAGTATCTGCTTTACAAATTTTTATAACATCATTGTTACTGCATTCCGTTGTAAAACCAGTATTTTTATTTAATATCTTAACCGTCATAGTTTACTCACTTTCTGTCTTAGGCCTTATTAGCTGTCATGCATGCCAAGCACTTCTTCTGAAATACTTTTGCTCCATAGATATGCAATCCTTTAACTGCATCTTTAAAACTCTTTTCAGGTCTGTATCCTTCAACTTCTGTAAGCTGTTCAGCATATGAAGTTGCGGCATTTGTACCTGCTATGATTTTATATTTTGTTCCTGATGTATTAGGTACATTATTTGATACCCAAATCTTAAATCCTGCTGCAACGCCTACATAACCGCCTTCTAAGATTGCCTTATTATAATCTGTTCCATTTGCAACAAATCTGCTATCTTTAAGTAATAAGCCATGATACCATGCCGGTACAACAACCCATCTGCCTACTAATGGTACATTTGCTTCTGTCAATGCGGTTCCTAAATCTACTAAATAATCATATGCATTTGCGGCTGTTGGTACAATTGGTGAATCGTCACTTCCAATTGTTGAGCCTGCTTCTACTGCCATTAAATTTGCAATAAATGAATCTGTTACATCATTCATTCCATAAGCAGTTCTGGACATTGCTTCATTCATTAATTTAGGATTTGTCTGTGCATTATCCACATCATCAATTCCAAAGTTAAAATACTTTGACTGATTAATGGTTAATATCTGCTGTGTTCCATCAAGATCATCCGGGTCCTCAATGTCACTTCCCTTTGTATAATCCTTAATAGTAATATCGCCAATCTGGTTAACTTTAACAGTATCACCAAAGTTTCTAATTTCACCTTCATAATCTCTGTTTACCAAATTAGCATATACATGTGCTTTGTCTAAATGTTCTAATAATCTCGCGCTCCAAATCTGTGGAATAAAATTTTTAACTGACATCTTTTAGTCTCCTTTTCTCTTATTTCTTGCCTGCAAGTACTAACTGCACTTCATCCCAATTTTTATTAATTTCATCCGCTGACATAGTTTTTATTGTATCTAGCGTAATCGTTTTAACTGTTTTCGGTTCTTTAGGCGGTTCTCCCTGCATTTTTTTGTTAGTTGCATTAGTTACTGCTGAATTAAATAACTGTTCAAAGCTATCGATTTTTGCATTTGTGTCTTCGGCATTAGTTCCTGTAAGATAAGATGCAAAGCTAGAATCCAATCCTCTTTTTAATAATTCTTTTCCTGTAGCAACAACCAATTGTTCATGCTCAAACTTCTTTCGCTCAGCTTCAAAAGCCTTTTTATCTTTTTCAAACTGATATTTTTCTCTTTGTTCAGCACTCATTTTCTCTAATCTTTTTGCCTCATCCATGTTGTCAAGCTGTTCCTGCTCCCACTTTGTTCGTGCTGTATTTAATGCTTTTGTAACTGTGCTGTCTATACGGCTTTGTATACCTTTTGCCAACTCAGGTCTTGCCAAAATATCATCAACACTAAACTTTTCCATCACATCATCAAGGCTTAATTCCTCAGGATGATTTTCAGGTTCCTGTGGTTCTTTGGGTTCAGCAAAAAACTGTAACTTCATCTGTAAACGTCTACTTTCTTTTCTCATATCTAACTCCTATTCCCTGTGAGTTCCTGCCTCACAGTTTACTTGTTTTTATATACACCCAATAAGTCCCTGCCTTATTGTTTGTTATAAACTCTTGGTTTTTACGGCTTTTCCTTGCCATATAAAAAAGCAGATATCATTTGATAACTGCTCTTTAAATCATATTTAATTGTATAAAAATACCACCTAATCTTTCGACTGGGTGGTATTAATACCATGCTATAATATCTTTCTTTTGAAAATTGTTATTCACTAAATACTCCTTTATTCGATGAAATGCATGAGCAGGATAATTCATAGAATATCCTAAAACTAACTTATCTATTTTTTTCTCTCCAGTCATTCTATCCAAAGAAATTATTCCATATTCATCTGAATTTTCTGGAATATATTTATATTTTACGATTTTATCAGTTAATTCTAATAATTCAATTCTTACCACAAAAATACACCTCTTTTCTACAATAAGCTATTTTTATGCTTAAATTCGTCAAGTGCCTTTCTATAATTATATTTTGTTTCTGCTATACTATGTGCTTCTTGATATGTCATCCCCTCCTTATTCATTAATTCATATTCAAGTCGCTCATGTCTTAATAAAATCAAATCATGTTCTTGTATTTCTTTACCTTCTCTTAATCTTCTGAATGATTCAGCCATATCGTAATCCGGATCGAATCTACGTTTTCCACCATACAATTCGTATTCATTTATAAATACATGATCATATATTTTTGATATGTCAGACTCTGCCATACCTGTATTACTTGCAATAGTATTAATAATATTATTTTTCTTACTATTTCTAACAGAATCGTAATAACTATTAGCATGCCTGTTTCTCTTTTCATATAGTGGATCATTATTATCTGTTAACGCACCACTTGTTACTTTCGATTTCATTATATCAGAACTATGCAATTTTTCAATGTTTTTTACTCCCGCCCTTACCTTTGCATTTTGATATTCAGAATCATTTTTCAGGTCAATATATTTCTTTTTCCACTCGCTATAATTCATATTAGCCGGTACAAGCTCTGTCTTTCCGGTTATCGGATTTCTTGCACGTCTCTTTAATTTTGAATAGTCTTTTCCTTCTATGTATGCGCTGTCAACACTTCTACAATTTGGATGCATCGGTGGATAATTAACACCTACTTCTGCATCTTTCACTAAATGAATTGTTTTATCCAACTTTTGACATTGTACTGAAGTTCTGGTATCAAGTGTAGCAATAAATATATATTTTTCTGTACCTATATCTTCGTAACATTTAAGTCTTGCCTGCCCTGCAATATAATTAACTTCTGTTCTTATCAGCCTGTTTGCTTCATATCTGCCACTATCCATCTTTTTTACTATTCTGGTAGCCATCTTTTTGCCTGATATACCAATCATTAACCCTTGAGTTATTATATCTTCCAAATTATTTGCCAATTTGTCTGTATTATTCCATATTCTCTTTGAATAGTTTGAACCTTTCCATTCATTTGCAATTGCTGCCTTTACCGCCGGATTACTTAGTTTATTAAAATCATAAGCTAAGCCTGTACCTTTTTGAATCGTGTAATGCGTCTGATAAAATGATGTTTGATATGCGTCTATCATTCTCGCCTGTAAAGCCATTTCAGTTGCCCACCCTATATTCTGTGCCTCTGAATATATTAAATCACGCATTGCTTCAATTCTTGCAATTCTGGCAGCATATGCAGGAGCATTAAGTCTGTTAAGTATATCCTGCTTAATCTCCTCATTGTCAGTACGGTCATATATACGCTTTAAAGTATTATATACCTCTTTTGTTTGTTGAGTATTCAGCAGTTTTAAAGCATCTTCAATGGTCATTTGTCCTTCTGTTGCATATGTTGAAAAAATCTTGCCAATTTGTGCATTCAACTCTTTAAATATATTTTCATAATATCTGTTCACTTTGATAATTGTCTTATCGTTTTTTTCCTGAATTAACTTTTCCAAATCAATGCTTCTTTTTTCCCAGTACCTAGCCATTTATTCACCTACTCGTCTGCTTTTTCCTCTTGACTTTTATTATTGCTTTCTTCTCCAGATTGCTCTGTTGATTTAGTTAATCCAAAACTATCCAAATATTCCTGTTGTGCTTCTTTTTTCTGTATTTTTAAGTTTTCAAGCACTTCATCAACATCTTTAACGAACCATAACTGACTAATCAAGGTCTTATTATCAACTATTCCCTGTAAGTTGGTAACCATATTTACAATTTCAGCCTTATCTATTGGCATTGCAATAGTAAATATTATATCTAACTCTTTTTTATCTATTGGAACCATTTCCCCTTTAATTGTCAGCCAATGATTATACATTTCAAAACGTTTCTTCAATCCCTTTTCAAAACTCCTCATTTTTGACTTGACTAATATGTTCATAGTCATTAGTTTTAGCATTAAAGCCTGTCCTGAACTGTTTCCGGCAAAATTGTTATCAGTCATATCAACTGTCAATGTCATTTTATGTATTTCTCTTATGATGTCATTACATAAAACATTCATGCTTGATTCATCAAATACTTTCTGAATGTATTCAATTCGTGCATCCAATGGTATGCCGTCAAGGAATCTTTCTTTATTCAGTATTTTTATATCATCATCATCTAATGTAATACCAAACATTGCCAAAAGGCTGTTTACAAATTTCTTTTTATCTGTAATACGGTCACTTAACAATTCATTTAGTCCATCAATAAGAGGAATACATTGTTCAAAATCTCCTTGTCTTTCATCATTATTTTGATATTCAACAATTGGCACTTCACCAAAATAATGTTCTGCTTCACTTCCCACTATCGGCTTAAATTCAAAATCTTCTAAATTAGTTGAACGATATTTTTTCATATTATGATCCGTATATACAGTAACATCATAATATTTAACTTCTCCTAAATCTTCCTGTTCCTGATATACGATAGCAAATAATTTATTATGTTCTACTGTATTATCTCTAACCATAATACAATTTCTAGGGTCAACTACTGTTGTTCTTGGTTCAGGGTTTTCCTTGTTATTAGCATATTCCAATTCATATGCTTCACCAAATATTCCTATGTGCTTTGCTATTTTTGCATCACATTCTGAGATAGTCTGATTATCATAAACATCTATTGCCCTTGATATGTCAATTTGTTTCGATTCTTCCCAGTCGTACTGTCTTACAGCTCCATTCTGTATACTCGCCTGTATGCCTGCATTTAGAATCTCTTTTTTCTGTTTATTTTTATTCGCTTTATCACTATTATATTTAACCGGTTCGCCCAGATAATAACCTGTTGAAATATCAACAACATACTTTGCATAATTAGAAAACACTCTTACCTTTTCTGTATCTTCCATGTCCGAAGATAATATCTTATGTTTTCCCAAATAGTAATCATAATTTTTCTGTAATTTACGACAGTATTCTTTATGCTTTTTAATTAAATAACGAAATACACTTGAATTTATATTATCAATATCCTGTACCACATCCGGGTCAATATATATAGCCATTCCTTAACCTCTTTTCTACTATAAATTAAAAGCCTCTTGGTCGCTTTTTTGCTTTCAAGTGGCTGTTTCTTCTAATTTCTTCAACTGAATATCTTAAAGCTGCCATTGCATCATCAAAGAAATTAACAGGTTCATCCAAATATAACCCTGTCTTCTGGTCTATCTGCCATTTCCATTGACTAATTTCTTTATAAGTGTTTGTGCAGCTATGATGTATATGTATTTTTGGTATTTGTTTTAAGTAATCTATTTGTGCTTTAACACTTCCGGGACCTTTTATAACACCTCTGGCTCTTTTATATCCTGCTTTCTGCCACATTTTTATTCTATCCGGCTCTGCACTATCACAATACATCATTAATCTTTTATCAAATTTCAATGCATCTGCCATTTGTATGATTTCACTTGTATCTTTTTCGTAAACATACAGTTCTTTACACACATACAGTTCACCATCTTTAAACCCAACATTTAGCAAAGCGTTTGCATGATTAAATCCAAAATCCTGTGCATTAACCATGTAATCAAATCTGCTGGGTGTTATATCAAAGTCTTCAACTATATAATTACTAAGAATTAATCCTCCAACTTCTCCCCATTCTCCTAATCCATATACACGATATCCTTCAGGATCTACTAATTTTCTTCTTTCCATTCGTGCTTTATAAGCTTCATCTATAAATCTGTTATTCAAATAATTGCTCGAATGTGTCAATGTATTTTTATCCGGCAAATCAAAAAATACACGCTTTATCCAATGCGTTGCACTTACCGGATTAAATGTTGCTTTGATTTGATAAAACTGTCCCGGTGGTAATTCACCTCTTAATCTATCATCTATTATTTCAAAATCATTCTGTGTTATTTCTGTCGCTTCTTCTATCCATACATCTGTAAGTTTTCCTCTTTTAAATGTAATTGATTTTAATTTTTCACGTTGTTTGTCATCATTAACACCTCTAAATATTATTTGGTTTCCGTTATGTTTGCATTCCAGCATTAATGGGTTTTGTTTTATACTCCAATACTTTTCCCAGTTTTCACCAAACATACGAAAAACAGCACCTTGCAATTCAGCAAAGGTGCTATCTCTATTAGTTATATCTGATTTTCTAACACATAATAAATTACGGCCTGCATCTTTCATTAATCTAAGTATATAATTTGTAGCTGTGTCTACACTCTTACCTGAACCGGCTGAGCCTTTCATAATTATATATCTTTTGGTGCTTTCATTTACTTCTCTAAAAGCCGGATTTAATTCAACCTTTATGTTCATTCACTTCATCACCATAACTTATGTTTATATTTAAATTCATGTCTTCTGCGTCTGTATTTAAGTTAATTATATCTTCCGGTCTTTGACCTGCTGTATCTCTTAAAAACTCTGCGCTTGCGACTGAACCTTTAAGTGCTTTCTGTATCTGTGCTATTAATATAGCTGTTTGAATATCTATATTCTTGCCGTTTAAATCTGCAAAACTTTTTATTTGTTCAGGCTCAACTAGTTTTTTATTTTTAAGTGGCATACTGAGAAGTAGTTCTAGCGTTTCTTTCATTGCTTTTTTATTTCTCTTTGTTTCACCGGATTTTATTCCACCTTTTCTTCCGGCTTCCTGCAATTCTTTTGTTGTCATATCCTTGAAACTTTTTCCCATTTACTCACACCTGCCTTTCATCTAATAAAAAGTATAAAAATGGAGCCTTGCCATTATAGCAAAACTCCAATTAAGGGCGAACGGATTTCAACCGCCTCCTCTGTCACAACCTCACCTGTGTACTCACAACCTAGTGGCTTATCTTGTTGCACTGGTGCATTGTTTGGTTGCACCCATTGTTCTCACTCGTAAACTACTTCCCTTGTTGATGATAATCCCATTTTTTCAGGACTTTGTCAATTGTCTTTTATAATTAATCCTATCAATCATTTCTCTTTATTTAATCATTATAAAACATTAAAAGGTAGCTTTGCTATAATGACAATGCTACCTTTATAGTAATAGTCAACCGGAATTGAACCGATGCCTCGTCAGTGGCTACTGCCATACATCAACACGTTCTGCCAGCCTAAACTATCTTCTATTACTCAAATTATCATACCATGCTTTATTAATCATTTCAACTAACGCTTTCTCTTTACTAGTCAATCGTGCTGCACCTTTATCTGAATCTTTCTCATTATGAAAATATCCATGATGAGTATGTGGCTTTAATCCTTTATGAGAATGATCTAAATGTATTGTTTTACTTCTTTTTCCATCACTATCGAAATATGTAATATCTGTTGGTCCATCTTTTCCAACAGTTGCATACACTCTTCCTTTTGTCATGGTCTCCATCAATGGCTCTGATTGTCTATCGTTCTTTTTTATAAACTTGACATTCCCAACTGTGAGTAATGTTCTGTATTGAGAACCATACTTCTTTCCTTTAACACTTATACCGCTACTTGCTCCTCTTCCTCCCATAATACAACCTCTTACTATACATATGATTTCAATGCTTGAACTATAGCCTTACTAGTTGAACTAGCAGATTTTCCCTTTTTCATATATTCAGAAACAGCCTCAGCCACAACTTCTCCTGCTGCTTTACCTTTAGTATTACTACCATACTTTGATATTGCCGATAATTTCCCACCATTTATCTTTTTCGCTTGCTTTAAAATATTTCTATCCCACTTTCCAGATGTTCTTAGCTTTGCCTGCTGAAATTTAGTAAGTGAGCTGTTACTTTTTCTCATAAGATAGTTTGATATTAAATGACCTGCCTCATGAGTTCCTGTTCCATATGCTGTATAATCAGCAGTATAATCATTAGGTGCGAATTCATTATTTGACGAACTGTAATACTTTGATGAAAACCCCAACTGTCCCATACCATTAGCACTTGCCTCAGCGTCATTAGACAATGATAATCCTATACCTGTCACTACTGACAAAGGTAATCCAAATTCATTCAAAGTGTCACGAACCCCTTTTAATGTTTTTTCAACAAGTACACTATTTAAGTTCTTGACTTCTTTATCAACTACAATTGTTCCAGCATTTCTGAACTCACTCATCATGTCTCTATTACTTTTTGAAGATTTCTTTGTTAGTCCGCTACTTGCTCCACGTCCGCCCACTGCTTTATTTCCTTTCTAATTTACGCATAAAAAAAGCAAGATGTTTTTTACACCTTGCTTTTATCTTTTATTTTGTTTTTTTCTTCTTTGCCCCCGCTTCTTTTGGCTTAGGTTTTGCATATTCACCTAATCCAAATTCTTTTCTTATAGCCTTTGGAAAATATTCCTCTGGTTCTACGTATACTTTACTTTTTGCCATCTTTTTGTCCTCTCTTTCTATCTCTTATTTTCATAATATTAGTGCATATTTTCAAATCTTATTCCCGAATCATCATTTGTAACTACGAAGATGGAATCATCTGCTTTTTCAACAAATTCTTTTAGTGATACACTACCTATCATTCCATGTTCATATGCATCTTCCATATCTTTAAATTTAACTTCATCGTTTGTATCTATATTAACAATTCTACAGGGTTTAGAATATAATGTATAATCTCCAATATCTATTGATATTCCTTTCATTCTATGCAAAAATGTGTCCTTTAACATTTATTTCACCTTCTATCTCTTTCTATCTCTTAAACGCGTTATTATCATAATACTTAATTTTTATGTCCTTAGGAAAATTATAGCCTATATCTCCTCCATATACAAGTATCTTACTAGGCTTTATTCTCTTTATTGCTTCATCCATTCCATCATACCATATCTGCTTTGCTTCTTTGTCTTTTTTAACTCCTATGGTTGACACCGAAACAGTTCCACCCTGCTCTATTCCATCAAAGCAAAAGGCAAATGTTTCTTTCTCTGCCCATTGTAACGTTGGTATTACCGTGATTCCTACGTCCTGCATCATCTGACCTATTAACTTAGACCTGTAAACATTCCATATCTTCATCGCCATAGGCATATCAAGGTACAGACTAAAATCTGGAGTAAATACACATTCAAAGTTTCTTAATTTTTCAATGTATTCCTGTGGACTGTTCCAAATTCTTTCAAACTGATAATCATCAATATAAAAATGTACTCCGCATTTTGTTTTCTTAGTACTCAAAACATAATTAAATGGAATTATTATTTCTGGTTCTGCATTTTGTGCCTTGATGATTGGCATTTGATAAAACCCCGAACTCCTTAATTCATCATATTCATCCAAATTATATGCATTATATGTACGTTCTCGCTCATCGCCATAATAACCGTCGGCAATATCGTCTAATTCTTCCATATCCGGAATATCAAATCCAAAATCCCCCATATCAAATTCAAATATATCTTTCAACTCCTGATCTAATATTTCAAAATCAAAATCACTATTCATAGTCAATTTATTATGAGCTAATATGTATGCTTTTTTCTGCTGCTCTGTAAGGTTGGTTAATATAATACATGGTAATTCTGTCATTTCTAATTCTTTAGCTGCCATTAATCTGCCATGACCTTCAATTACCATATTATTTTCATCTATTGCTATAGGGTCATTAAATCCAAACTTTTCAATACTTTGTTTTATCTGTTCTATTTGTTCCTTTGGATGCTTTTTTGCATTGTTCTTATATGGTTTTATATCGTTTATTTTTTTGTTTATTATATCCATTTTTTCATTAGCTTTCATATAGCTTTATACCTTTTATTTTTTGTTTCTCTTTTTAATTTAAAAAAGCACCCTAATAAGGATGCTCTTTCTTTCTTCGATGACTCTATAAATACTTAATTTCGGAGGAGGAACTTTAGTTCCCTTTGGGTATTTATCATATTATAACAATAACATATGTTCAATGTGAACTTCTATGAACACTTTAAAAATTTTTCAATTTCTAATAATGCTCTTCCATGTAATTTCAAAATCCATCTGTAACTGTAATCTAATTCAGGATCGCCGGTTTTAGCGATCAGATAAATACTGTTGGATACATTCCTGTCTCCATTAAATACAACAATATCATTTAT